TTCATGCCCGAAAGGATTTGACCTTTAGAAAGTTTATCACTCTTAGGAGAGTAATCATAAAATCCTGTCAGAATACCAAACACTTTCTGTTGGGTTTTTTCTGTTGCTTCTGCAGAATCAAATGTATCATATGAGTCCTTGATTTGATCAAGATCCTCATACTCATATGTAATAGCGATCAGTTTTTCTGGAAGGTAATCCGAACCTTCTTTTTCCCAATTAAGTGCTCTAGTATTTCCATCAGCTCTAAACACCATACCTTTTGGATATAGTTTTCCAGCAACTGTACAATCTTTGGTCAAACGAGCCAAATGAACTACACAGTGTTCTGACCTAACTTTTTTGAGATGTCCCCTTGCCTTAGCAAGTCTTGCTTCTGTATCTCTTTGGCAAGGAACCTCTGGTAGGTTTAAAAATTCTTGCAGCGAATAATCGCAATTCACGGTAATATTGCCCGTGAAATCTTTAATTTCAATCATGTTTTTCTATATCGAAATCAACAAACTATTCACTAACCCTAGAGAAAGTGCCGTACAAGTACGGGGCGTTTATTGCTTTACTCAAATAGTATAGCATAAAAAAAGGAGGTGTCAAGCACCTCCTGAGATTTATACGGTTTCCTCACCCTCTACCTTAGTCTTACGACCAATGTTGTATTTGGTCTCTAGCACCCAATTACCCTTATCTTTGTACGATAATACTTTGATTTGATTGAGTGGAGCGATATCTTGAATCTGCTCGGCATCAACGACAGTAATCAGACCCCAATCAGCAAGGAGTTGAGAGATTCTGTTGCGTCTCTGCACATCATTGACGGTCAGGTTTGCCTTCTTACCATCAAGGGCAAACAATTCCTTGAAGTGAACGATGTAATATCGCCCCTGCTTATGCAAAATATGACAGGATTGGTAGAGTTTCTTCTCTTTCCTAGAAGCTACACCAATTCTTGTCAGAGTTTCTCGCACTTTCAAGAAATCATCTGGTTCACTGAGGGAGACCTCAATCATTTTCTCGGGCGACCAATCAACGGTCTGTTCAACAACGACGCTCATATCAAAGCATAAAATGTTTTTATTATTTATCCAAACTTTTTTTAACTTGAGCGAGAGAGTCCTTCAGAATATCATAGGTCTTTCTATATGCCATCTTATTGATCCACCTTTTGTCCCAGAATTCATCTAACTTACAGTCTTTGCCAGTAAAATCTTCGTAAATTCCTAGGAAAAGACTAAAGTTTTCCCATTGACTCATGGGGAAATACTGAGGGGACAAACAAACAAAGATATGATCATACATGTAATCGCCATGATCATATTCATCAGCAAAGCAAGAGTCCCACTCAGCTCTCTTACCAATATTCTCACAGATGAATCTGTTTACAGGACTTCTAGTATCACATTCTTTCTTCTGGTTGTTACGAATCCATGTGAAAGATTTGAGTTTGCCTAAAGAGTGTAAGTATGCTCCCCAACTTCCCTCATCTACTTTACCAAATGCCTGAGTATAGTGATATTCTAGGAGATGCAATGCCAAGAAAGACTGGTTTGAGTATTCATCAATCTCATCTTCGAGTCTATCAATGAAGCATCCCGCAAGAAAATCATCATGATGATCGATATTAACGATCTCAAGATTCTCATGATCGATTACACTATCCAAAATATAATCATGATCTAAACCAAAGGCAACAGTTACATTTGGATTAGCTGCTAGTGCTTTGGTAAATGTGTCCAGCATATAATCTAGACATTGTTGATCGATAATATTGTCCCTAGTATTGATATCTGGATACTTAGAGAAATAAGTGGACCATTTTGTAGGAGGATGCCACTCATCCCACAACTCATTATCCTCGTTAGGCCAGTCCTCTACACTAGGAAAAGCATAATCAATATCAATACTAAGGACTTTCATTTCATACCGCCAGTGTCTAGTTTCTTACGAATGTACTGAATTTGCTCTGGAGTGAGAACATGCAATGCTTGTTGTGCTTTTTCATTGCTGTACCCGTAGTATTTTTTTACCAGTTCCAGGTTGTCGATTTTCTCTTGGCGCAACCAAGGAGAGAACCGTTTCTTCTTTCTGAGACTATGTAGCATGAATTGATACTGCATATCTTTAGACAAATTTGGATGCTTGTTCATCTCATTAGCGAACAGTACAGCATCAATATGCCCAGATAAGCAACGATTTACAATGTATGCTGGGTATTTCTTACAAGCATCAGGATCTTCACTGAGATCTTGCTTGTTTTGATTGATAGAATTGAGCCAGTCCTTCAGTTCCATTATGTAAATACAGCAGTAACACCGACAATTGTTGCTCCAGGATTACGAGCAAGAGCAATCTCTTTAGCATGTTGATAATCGCGAGCGATCATCCTTTCTTTGAATACCTTTCCCGCGACAAATAGAGTTACTTCACAGTGCATAGTTCATCAACACAAGTTCTTTACGATCTTGCTGCTCCTTCATATAGTCACCAACAGAACGCATAGTATAAGTCAGGTCAAACTCTGCAGCATTCCAGTCTTTGAAGCGATCTCTAATAAGCTGAGTAGAATTGTAACTGACAAGAGAGTCAAATGAGTTGCAATTGCAATCGGAAGCAAACTTGTCATGATCGAATCCTTTGTGCATTGATCCTTTCTTTCCATACAAGTTATCCTTGATTTCGTATGGTGGGTCCAGATACATGAACACTTGACGCTCTGAACTTTCGTCCATCAAATAGTCATAAGAATAGTTGGTGATAGTCCAGTTTGCGATAAGGTCTGAATATCCAGGTAACTTATCTATACCCTTAAAACTAAAATTGCTATCAGATGCTTGTTTGCTAAAAGAAGAGGACTCAGTAAGACCAGAGAATGAACACTTGTTTACAACATAGAAACTTACTGCACGGTGAAAGTTATCCGTGCCATTGTTCAAATAATCTTTTGCCTCAAGGAACAGAGATTTTGCACTGGCATGATCAATGTGACGATGCTTGAGTTGATTCAACTCATTACGCATCTCAATACCAAACAACTGAAGTTGCTGCCAGAAGTTCGTCAGAGGTTCATACAGGTCATTGACCCATACCTTTGTATTGGGATACCTCTTAGTCCATTCAATGGCAAAGGAACCACCCCCAAGGAACGGTTCCCGAAGTTCATCATAATTTACTTCAGGAGGAAGAAACCCAAACAGTTTTTGTACTGCACGGGACTTACCTCCAGGATACCTCAACGGTGTCTTGTATGCTTTCACGAAAAGAATTCCATAACGGTCTGTTGCTTCAGAGGAAAGAAAAACTCCTGATTTGCTTGTATCAGTTTAGCATCATACTGAGCAGAAATCAAGCATCCTCTGAGATCAAAGGAAGGTCTCTTCCTCTGTTCAAATGGGCGCTCCAGTACAGGTGACTTGGATTGAATGAAATATCCATCCTTCCCAACAGGGATGAGTGAAGAAGGAATTTTCCAGATCAGTTCTCTCAGAGGAGTCACAAGAACATGATAGAAAACATCAATATCTTCAGGACCGTACTGTCTACGACCCTGAAGATACCCTGGTGCTGGATTTTTCTGTCCACTAGATTGAAAGCGGAAGTCAAACATATGGCGATAAACATTTACGCCATTACGCTTGAACATTCCCAGATCTTTCTTGTATTTGTATACAACCTTTTTGACCTGTGCTCGCTCAACTTTATTATTTTCTGTACTCTCAATCCACCAATCATTGCCCTGGTCAACCACAGGTTCGGCAAAATTGATTTTGTTCTTGAGCAAGTGGGTGGCAACAATGTGTTCTGCTGCTTTACCCGCAAAGATTGTATCAGAATTTCTTCTGTCGAAGTCTCTATCAAATTCCTCAGGCATCAGCGGAGGCATGATAGGTTGAATGATAACCGACATGATCAGTTACCTTCAATGAAATGCCGCATTGTATTTGCGACTTCTAAAATTTCTTGTTCTGTTGGAAACTCTGGATAGGGTCCTGCATCTTCTCCCTTCTCCGTTAATGCTGTCCAACGCAGCACGGCTTCATCATGCCGCTTTGTTACTCTAAACTCTGCGTTCTGGAAAAGTTCCCAGCGCAATTCATATGGATTGGTTGCCATGTTAGCTCTATGTTTGTTTGTTTGTGTTGGTCCACTGTATGTGAACTCGTCGTTATTTATAAGGTTTTATTTGAATTTACATTCAACCATAATCTCGGTCAATGCAGCAAGAAGATTGATCTCCTGGTCTGCTACGAACGCGATCTGATACTGATACTTAGCAATAATAAGAACGGCGGCAGCAATAGAAGGGCCTTCCATGGTGCTGTAAAGAGCATCATAAACACGCCGAAGAAGTACACCAGGATCATTGTCCAGATTAGCGACGACCCATTTACGAACCGCTTGAAAGTCTTTTTGTTTAAGGTTCTTGATAAGTTCATTTACTTTTACATCTCCAAAAGAAGCAAGGATAGCGGAGTCAATCTTTCCGCCTGCTGAGTAACGCTGGCACTCATTGAGCACACGACGCCAGTCAGGGAAGTGTTTGTTAACAAGTTCTACCAGGACCTTGTTATCATATTCAACACCTTCTGTATCCAAGATTTCTTGGAGACGCTTGAAGAATGCTGCTGCGATTGCAGGTTTTTGACTTCCTGTAATTCCGAATTCAACAACGGCACATCGCGAGTGGAGGGGTTCAATGATTTTATTTTTGTAGTTACAGGTAAAGATGAATCTACAGTTGCCATAAAACGCCTCAATATTAGCCCGTAGGAGGAGCTGAACATCGTGGGTGGTGTTATCAGCTTCGTCGATAATGATGACCTTGTGC